TTACCGGTCTTAGGTGGTGCGATGATTGTAATAAGCTGGCCGTTCTGCAAGCCAGCAGTAGCCTCATCAATAGTTCTAAACCCTGTGCGATAGCCAAGTAAAGCACCATCACGAGTTTTAATATCCAAGTAATCTTGGAAACGCTTTTCTGGATCCTTAGTAAGATCCACGTCGCTAGATTGGGCAGCACCCTCATCGTAGATGGTTGCAACTCCAGAGCTCATCTCTGCAATAGCACCGTCGTGATTACCAGAGGCAATCATCTCGGCAGCAGTCTGAACTACTTCAATAGTTTTCTGACGTCTACGGTATTCAACTAACTGATCAACAAGGTACTCTAAAGAATCATCTACGGCAAGTAACCGGTAGGTTGGGAAGTTATCTTTAACAGTTACTGCACTAGGGATCTCTTGGTAACGAGTCCAATGGGTGCGTATAAATTTCCAGACAGCACGGTTTTCATCTACAAAGAACCAACTGTCTTCTACACCCTTTTCTAAGGCAGGGATAATTTCCCGAGTCCTTACGACCCGAGATATTAATCTCTCTTCATTATCTGCTGCCACCGGCTGCCCCCATATCTAAATACCAATGCCCATAACGTAACCCACGCTCTGGTATATCAATCACATGCTTTAACTCTGGTCTATAAGCTAACTCTGCAACAAGATCTGCAGGAACTCTATAAGCTTTTGAATAGTTAAATGGATTGGTTCCAAGATTATCTAAATCTTCAAGAACCTCATCCATTTCTTTTTGAGTAAACCCGTACCCTACTAATTCTAACGTGTAGGAGTATGTTTCTGCAAATCGCCAAAATAAAGAGAGCGACTGTCTATTGTACGTAACTTCTTCACCACTGACCGCCACACCAAATACTTTTTTAAATGTGGGCCTGCGATTAAGAATGCAGTCCAAAGTAACCACAACCCGCATAGGAGTTTCATTTGATATATCGCCCCCTTTCACCTTTACAGTACTTCGATCTTGCCGTACTTCAATAGAAAGTCTCTAAACATAACTGGATCTAGGCTTGCAATCGCAGCATCCTGTTGAGGGGCCTTGCTAGATATTTCTACAGGGTAAACTCCAGAGTTGTTCTTCATCTTCTCTGAAACGTATCGTGTATGTTTGCACATGCTTCGGGAGTTAAACCCTTCGCAATTACAGCGCAACTTTTTATTATCTATATTGATCCAAACCTCATGAGGTCCAGAGTCAGACAAAAATAACTGTGTAACTTGCCATGTACTCATAGTAGTTTCCTTCATCCTCGTCTGTCCCCCTGTTGCGCTTCTACTTCAATTGGTATGAACGCTTCCATAGCAAAGCTTCCCATAGCTGAACCATAAACACTTCCCCAATTCTCAAGAGGAACGTTTGTAGTTACAATCGTTGGAAGCCCTGCGTTAAATCTTGAACGTAGTAGTGCATCAAAAGTATTCTCGGCCCAACCTGATGCAGTTCTATATTCCTTACCGATATCATCTAGAACAAAAACTCTTACATTATTCATTCTATCCGAGTCACCATATATGCCGTCAAGTAGGATTTGAGTTGCCTCATCCTCGTCAGAGAACTGAGACTTCTGAAGCCTCAAAAGCTTTGGATAGTCCATAAACCCGCCTATGCGTTTTGGGTAGCCTCCGGGGATACCTAAGACGTCTGCTGGAATACCCCTAATAAGGCTCTGCAGGGCCGTAGAAGCCATTGTAGTCTTTCCGTGACCTGGATTACCCACCAGCATGATTCCGAGTCCGCAGGACGGAGATCCGGCCTTTTGGATGATCTCACCATTGATAACTCTGGCTACCCATTTCTTGACTGATTCAAGCGCGGGTGTGGAATCCAAATCAGAAAATTCTTTACCAACGGTTTTCATTGGAAGACCGCACTGTACGATTTGTTTCCGGATGCTTGGAGCTTCTTTCGACAAGTCGTACATTACTCCCCCTCTAGTAGTCGCATCATTTTTTCTTGGTGTGCTTTAAATTTATCTGTTGAGTATGTTGGTTGCTCTGGCTTCTTAACAACTCCCTGAATCGTTGGGTAGTATGAAAAGAATCGTTGCCATAGTGGCTTACCAATACCAAGATCGTTTAGATTACGAGGATCCGCAAAAAACATACGCATAGCCTTTAGAACCTCATAGCGCTGTGTGCCTTCTCCAACCTGCTTGTTAATCCAAGTAGCAAGATACTTGTTGTTAACTTGGCTGGATGTATTTGGAGCAGCCTTCTCAACTAAGTCATAGAACTCTGCAATTAAATCTGTAGTAGACCAAAGCTCCTCTGGAGTATTGATTCTATCCTTGCTGTCACGTTGAGCCTTTACAGGCTTCTTGTACTTAGCGTTTAGGCGGGCTTGGCGATCTTCAAGCTTACCTATAGTTCCGGTGGCAGGTTCTTCTTGGCCTCGCTTTGCCTTAGGAGTTTCTTCATCCCCATCAAGATTCCAAACCATCTCTTCTCCTTCTTGGGGCGCAGCCCCTATAGTTAAAGATACGTTAGTATCTTTAACTATATTAGTACTAGTAGTTATATCACTAGTAACTATATAGTTGTCTATGTATAGGTGCCCTGAAAAGCCGTTGTCGGTAGAAAACAGCTTTTTAGCCTCTTCTGTGAATTTCAGACGGGCAATCCACTGGCCGTTATTCTGTACACGAACAGACTTAACGTACTTAAGATCCTTCAGTTCATTGATGGCAGACTGAAGCGCATCCCTACCTTCAGGGAAATCTTTAGTGCTTCGTAATTCGTCAGCCGAAATAACCCGACCCTTTTCAACAAAGTAATAGAAAAGTGATCTGGCTCGTAAAGATAATTTTGGGTTAACAATTGGTCGTATCATATTTAACCTTCCCTCTTTATCTATACTACAGTCAATCCACCCTGTTTGGCAAACCGCGGCTTTGACGTGGTGAGATGCCAACTAGTATTTGCTCTGTAGCAAGAGATACGGTAAGGCTTACAAACGTAGAAGCCAAGGCATACACAACTAGATATAGTGGCCTAGTATTTAAATTAAGGCATGCAAGTAAGCTAAGGACTAAAGCTAACAGTCCTCGCCACTTACCCAGCGGTTTGATTAAGCTCTCCACAGCCGTTAGAATACACGCTGTAGCTAATGCCGCAATTAGTACTATGCCCATAGATCTATTCTATTCTCTAAATACAACTCTGTCAATGTCGAAGGCTTGACCTGAGACATAGGTGGATGGGCTAAAGGTAATTCGAACGATTGCATAAGCTGCTCCGGTTATAGAGCTAACTGGGAATGAGTTTCCGATATATCCCCAACGTTCTGTATGGGTAACAGATGCTGTTTGGGTTCTAGCTGCGGTAGTGATAACTGTGTTTGCAGATCCTGAAGAATCTACAGAGTTAGTTGTTTTGTTGTTAGTAAGATTATCTTGATACACAACAATGACATTATCATTAAGGTCATAGTAATCAACTACTAATGAGTAACTACCAAGGGAATCAGAGTTAACTGGCCTTACCGCAATTGAGGCATAGTATCCAGCGTCTGGGTTTAAATAAATCTTTCCAGTTTTAATACCAAAAGGTTTTGCAGAACTTGACCCGGCTGTGGTAACCCGGCAATATCCTTGACCATGAGTTACGTTATCTGCAACCAAAGTACCGCTAGCAATTTTTCTAACCAAGGTTGAATTAACTGCTTCCCAACCGTTTAGGTTAAGTTCAAAAGAAGATGAAGGTATTTTTGCCCCAGGAAGATCTTCATAAAGTGCTGAGTTAATACCTGGGTTAATTCCCCAGCTAGCTCCTACTGGCATGTAGTTACCTAAGGTGTCGTACAAACGACTAATCTTTGTAGCGTAGTTAGAGAAGTAACTACTCTTTCCACCACCAGTACTTTGCACTTTACTTGCCCAAATAGTTTTACCAGAGGTAATTGGATTAGATATGGCAAAGGTAGTACCTAAAGTAATATCTAAATATTGACTTACTACTCGACCATAGTCTGCTTGTACACCATCAATATGAAAAAACGTAGAGGTTGATCCGGAGGTATTAGCCACAGATACTGTAAAGGGAACAGTGGTTTGTCCAGCAGTTAGCTGAACTACGGTATGAATTCTTTTCCAACCAGCAGATTCTGCAGCAGAAATTGTAAAGGTATTAGTTCCCAGAGTATAAGTAGCTTCTGCTTTACGTACATACATAGATATAACAAAGTCTTCTCCACCAACAGCTGCTAAACCAAGGTAAGCAGTACCAGTTAAAGACCCTGTAGAACTATAGGTTAACTTTCCAAAGTAAGTTCCAAACTTAGGTAACAAACCTCCGGTATCTGAAGATATGCGGGTAAGTGTTCCACTACTTGCAGTCCAGTCTGTTGTGTTGATTTCAAATCCAGAATTACTCATGTAATTATAAAGTTCTTTTGTTTCCCATTTACAGTCTGCTGTAGCGTAATACTTTTGAGTGATAGGGTTAGAAATAACTGCTCCGCCATCACCAGAAAAGAACGGGTCTACAATAGAAGACTTCTCAAGCATACCGCCGTCTAACCAATAACTATCCCCCGCAATATTAGTTGTAGAGTAGAAACTAACCTTTACTAAAGGGTTTCCAGAGTCTTTAGAAAACGGTGGTGTAACACCTTTAACATAAACTTGAGTGGGTGCAGTTGTTGATAAGGTAAAAGGATCACTATCAATGGTGTATACATCTGTAGTGTAGTACTGACCATCAACGTCAGATAAAATTGTTGATTGTAGTTCTCTAGTAGGTTGGTTAGAAAACTCTAAGCGTGCTTTCATAGTTCTAGCAGCTGAACCAAGAATATAAGCACTGGCAATAATCTCTTGGCCGGGTTCTATAGCAACCCAATCAGATATAAACCCTGTAGTGCCGGTTGCTGTAGAGGTTAACTTACCTACTGTAGTTCCCTTAATAAGGGCTGCAGTCTTTATAGTGTCTTGACTTAAAGAACCATTTAAAGCTGTCCAAGAACTTAAACCATACTCCATTTCAGGATTAAAAAAGTAGTTTTCTTTTTCTCCAGCAACATCTACATAGATCTTACGGGCGTCTTCATACATAAAGCTATGCTCTGGTTCTGACAACTGGAGCATATCAAAGTAAACAATATTAGATGTAGCTGAA